AGAGTCAAGCAATGCCCGTAAAGATCCAGTTGCTGCTTTGCCCAATCCACCAATGAGGTGGTAAAGTCCGAAGCCATAAAAGCCTAATCCAGGAAGGAATTTGTAAGACACAAACCAATCCCTGCGTTTTTTCATCTCATCTTCTTCTCGCCAGTTGCGGCGAATGCTGACTATGTTCTCATTGTCATAATCAACTGTTACAACATAAGGGATTGCAACTGCATTATCATCTTCGTCTTCGTCTTGATCGTCATCTTCGAAATTGCTATAAACATGCATCTCTAGAAGAGTCATTACTTCGTCTTGAGTATTGTCGCCATACTGATCAACACCCTCAATCTCTCCAACAACATCTCCAGAAGGATCAAAGTCGCTTCCTTTATCGTCGCTGGGCAGATAATAGCCTGACTGGACATATCGATTGTAATCATTCTTCGGCATGCGGATGACGTGGGTGTAACGCGGGGAAGTATAAAGGTCTTTGCTCTCTGGTGCGACAACAAAGTCTTCAGCCTTAACGAACTGAGAGCATTGGCGGTCCATACTTGAATCCCACCAAACCTTTTTGAATGTCTGGCCAACTAATGGGAGGTGGAAAAGCATCTGATCCAGATCAGGGAAATATTCTGGCATCTCCTGTGTAATCTGGTAATTCATATATTCACGAACCCGACGAGCCTGTTCTTCAAGCTCCTCATTAGGCTCACCAACGATCAAAGTCTTGACTGGCCCACCTGATGGGTAAAGCTCTGCAATTGCACGGGCATTAAACTGTGTGGCAGCTTCTGCGATCATTGGGTGGACAACAATACTCAGGCCACGAGTTGCACGCTCGTCTTCTGATTCATCCATCCCACCGTCTGGGTCGAGTGTCTTTAATCCCTTTTTGTATCGCTCTTCCCACTCAGAACGAGACTCACGATCATTGTTGTAAAACATTATGAGCTCGGAGGCTTCTGACTTTAGCTCTTTGGCAGAGAAGTCTTCCGCCAGATTGGCATCAAACTCTGTGTCTGGTTCTGAAATATCATCTAGCTCTGGGTCGCCAATCAGGACCTCGTTGTCGCCAATGTCTTCAACCTGAAAATCGTCTGCTGGTGCAGGATCAATGAATGGCGCTAATGGTTGTTGAATCGCAACGGGTTCTCTAGCCATACAGTGTTATCCTTCTTTTGTCTTCGTAATCATCATCATCAAAATCATTCGAGTGAGTCACAAACCAGCCTTTGCGCAACCTCAACCATGCCTGTGTGCACGTGTCAACAATGTCATCATTGTCGGTGGCAGGGAAGGCTGCACAAATATCTATTAGGTTCTTAGCCCACATTTTGTCTTTTGGAAAGAAAATTCGTCCATCCTCTAATAATGCGGAGCTTGCATGAGCACGAGCTTGCTTGTCTCGGTCAGGCATATACTCAAGAACTGGGACACCTGCCATGCGTAAATCTTGCAACAAAGACTGGCCAGAAGCCTTCTTCTCGATCAAAACAGCGTCTGGCTCCCAGTCATTATATGCCTCTTGTGCGAGCTTTCTCAGCTCAGGATAGCTGACACGATCATACCACATTTCTAAAACGATAGCATTTATCTGGCCATTCATCTTGAACACACCCCAAGTGGTCCGAGCCGAATAAGACGATTTTTCTTTGGTGCTGAAGGCTGTGTCCCAAGACTGGAGAACATATTCTATGTCAGGAAGCTCAGCATGTTCCCATGGCACCCACCACTCAGCTTTAAGAATACCGCCGCCTTTGGGCATTGGTCGCTGTTGTAGTTGGCCAGCAGCAGCATAACTTCCTAAAGACCTTTCAAGTGTTTTAAGTGTTTTCTCATCTATCCTGTTTGGCCAAAGCAGCTCGCCTTCTTTAGTTCTTGGGTCTGTGAAATTCAAGGTTGAGCGCATTGGAGTTGGGTGTCCAATCTCATATCTGGCTGGTAGCATAAGGTGGTCCCACTCATCACCAAGCTCATTCGCCAAGATGTGGCCAGTCAAGTCTTGCTCATGCAGCCTTTGCATAATGATGATAAATGCGCCTGTCTTTGGATTGTTAAGACGAGTCTGCATAGACTGATCCCACCACTCAAGAACTCCTTCACGCACTGCAGAGCTGTCAGCCTCAATTGAATTATGCGGATCATCAATAACAACAATGTCACCACCATCCCCTGTCAAAGCACCACCAACCGAGGTTGCGATCCGATAGCCTGTCTTGTCGTTCTCAAATCTTTGCTTCTGGTTCTGGTCACCTGTCAGCTTGAAAGTCTCACCGAAATGGTTTTGATACCAGCGGCTGTCGATAAGTCTCCGACACTTAACCGAGTCCCGAATAGAAAGTGAGCTTGCATAAGATGCATAGAGGAATTGTTTCGATGGCTGGATGGTCCACGCCCATGCCGGAAGAGCCACAGCAACCGAGATCGATTTCATGTGCCTTGGTGGTACATTTATTATCAGACGCTTTATGTCGCCTTCAACAACAGCCTGAAGATGGTCGGAGATTGCATCAATGTGCCAGTTGTCTTGGAACTCTCGTCCTGGCTCAATCGCTTCCCAAGAGTTCTTGGTAAACTCCCTCAGGGATCTCTTCATCTTCTCCGCTCTCACTTCCTTCAATGACAGCGTGTTCAAGAACTCGTTCAATTGTGGTGAGGTCATTATCGGTTAATCTGCTTATATCAAGCACCTTTCGCTCTTCAATTTGTGCTGTTATCTCAACAGCCTTTAGATCAGGGACACACTTGCCCAACAAAGTCTTTGCTGCCATAACTCTCAACTCCGGATCGGCACCAACCTTTCCGATGTTTTGAACTGTGCCGTCTTGATCTTGAGTGTAAACAGGAAACATCTCTTTGCCTTGCATAACCGAGGCGAGGAATCCAACAGGGTCTGCTTGGCCCATGATCCAATTGATTGTGGCTGGATGGTTCCACTTCTTATGTCTAGTTTGGCGTGGTTGTGCAGCCTTTTGATTCTTGAGAGGCTCAACAGATTGGAACCTCCCATCCCACTTCTCAGGCTCAACTTTGCGACCATTGTTGACAGGCCTTTGGACTTGAACCTTTTTCCCTTTTCCTGACACCAGATTATCTCCTTCCAAACCTTTGTTTGCAGTGGTCAACTGTGAAGCAACTGTAATATGTTCCGGAAGAAAAAGAAAGCCCACTTTTTACAGTGAGCTTTTAGTTGGGGAGCAGGGAGAGTTCCCAATGTAACGATAGCCTTCTCTGGGCAATCAGTCAAGTCCTATGATATATCCCATAGTCATACAAGATTTATATGGCGTCCATTGCTCTTGATCCCATGTATCACAGCCCAGAACAAGATTTATAAGAACAAAAGATAAGATGCTAGAAGCCGAAACGGCAATCAATAAAAATAAAGCAACATTAAAAGACTTGCCAATCATTTTAATCTCCTCCGCAACTCATCCGAGAAGGTCATTCTCTGGTCGGAATAATAGTTTTCCTTCTCAGGATTCCAACCTTGCATTGCCATCTGAGCCTCACGGCAATCTTTAATGACAAAGTTCAATTCAGAAAGATCGCACTTCTTGGCGATGCCTTCCCACTTCTTAAAATCGTCAGCTGTTGCCCCACTCATTCCGCATCCTCCATGAAGTCTGAATAGTCGTAAATGTCTGGGGAGCCAAGCGAACCATCCCGATCAACTTTCCGGAGGGCAGCACTGCTCGCACCATGTACCATCAACCAATGCCTAAGAAGTACCAACCCATGAGAAACCCCATCAGCATCTATCTCTTGAAACCTCTTTGGGTTTTCGAAGTTAGAATTAAACTCAACATGCACAACATATTGATGTCTAGCGATGGAGTTAAAAGCAGCAACCTCGTCGTCACCTGAGAGCCTTTTGAAGCGCTCATATGCTGCATCCTTTGAGGTGAGCCATTCGATGGAGTGTGTCATTAAAGTTCCTTTCTAAAAGAGTTAGAAGGGGAGCCGAAGCTCCCTGATTATTATTTACAGTCACGAACCTGCTTTTTAGCTTCTTCGATTGTTTTGCAAGAGTAAATCCAACCGCCAACTGCTACGCTGAAAGAACCATCGTCTTCCTTTGAAATTTCATAACCGTAATATAACATTTTCTTCCTTTCTAAGTTGATAACCTATTATGTCTTTTCCTACCAGATAAGTAAAGAGAAAAGAAACACCTGAAAACAATAAGTTACAAGATTTATGAAAGAAAGTTACCAGTGTGTGGTTTCGGTTACCGCCATTTTCTCTGTTAGGTAACGCTCACAAAGCATTGGAATATATAAGTAAATTGACTTTCGTTACCAGTGTTACCAGTGTTTCACTAATTTTAAAGAATTATTTTTCACCTCAAAATTCTAGCTCCTATATAGATTTACAAAAACAACAGCACGTCCCTCAAAACAAATCGAGAGCGGTAACGCTGGTTCTCTGGTTACTTTTTTGTTTTCAAACAAAAAGTCCGGTAACGCTAGAAAATTGTTTACTTTTATAATTCTAGAATTTAAACTCTAAATTCTAATATTGAGAAAGGATTATAGATGCGTTGCATAGATTGTGATCAGAAAACAACTCGAGTTTACAACTCTGGAGTGAGCCAAGAAGGCATAAGCTATCGCTACAGAGTTTGCGCAGTTTGCGGAGCAAAGTTTAGAACTGAAGAAGTTGTAATGAAAAGAATGGGCAATATAAAACAAGACCCAGAGGCAGAGAAAACCCTGAACGCAAAGATGAATGGTGGCTTCCCTGTTGAGAAAATTAGATACAACAAAATGCTCGAGCCAGTGCCAATATTGGATAGAGATATAGACCTATAAAAATAAAACTTTTAATTTGTTTAAAAATAAGTTACAGTTTTCTTTACGTTGAGAAAGGATAATGAATGTCAAAAGTTTATGTGGTAACGAGACCACGAGAGAATAAGTTTGGTTGGACTCCAGATCTGACTGATGCTGCTCGTTATGGTTCGCTTGAAATTGTATTCGAGCCTAATGAAAAGCCTCAGTTCTTGCCAAGTCCCTCAATCCAAAAAGCTCGAAAAGTTATGAAAGACTTCTCCACAGAAGATTATTTGCTGTGGCCAGGAGGTGGTGACCCCATAGCTGTGATGATCGCTTGCATGATCGCATCTGAAATGTCACCAGTGGTGCGTGTCCTACGTTGGGAACGCAACATGGAAGAAGGAGACCGCGACAGGCGCAAAGGCTGGTACATGCCTGTTGCTCTAGAAATGAGAAAGGAAATAAAATAATATGACGACTATTAATCTGCTTGAGGACGTAGCACCTGCGTCCAACTCAATAGGTGCAGTGGCTGATATGGCTCAACAAATGTTTGATCTTGAATTAGAGATAAATGATTTGAATGATCTGTTGAAGCAAAAAAAGCAGAACCTGACGAAGTTGGCCGAACAGGACTTGCCTGACTTAATGCAAGAGCTGAACGTCAAGGATCTCACTCTTAACAACGGTGCTAAGGTTGAAGTCCAAGATATAACTTCTGGTTCTATTCCATCTGCTTCTGCTATTATGAAAGCAAGAGGAGACGAAAGGTCTGAACTAGAGGTGCGTCAACAACAGTGCTTCGATTGGTTGCGAGCTAATAATGCTGGTGACTTAATTAAAAGTAATGTTGAGGTTCAGTTCGGAAGAGATGAAGACAAAGCATGCAATGACTTTGCGGATGAGTTGCGTGAACGAAATCTCTTTTACAAACGCGCAGTCGGCGTCCACCATGGGTCATTAAACTCTTTTATCAAAGAGCGATTGACTGACGGTAAGGATGTTCCCCATGGCCTGTTCAAATTGTTTACAGGTCGTAAAGCCAAAATCACAGGAGGATACCATGGCTAAAAATGAAGTAGAAGTAAAACAAGAGAGCAATGTAGTTGCATTTGATGCGTCCATTCTTTTAGAAGATGCGGGCACAGCAAGTGAGAATATGACAGCGGATGACATGCTCATCCCACGTCTAAAAATACTACAAGCTCAATCACCCCAAGTCAATAAAGCTGATGGCGCATATCTTAAAGGTGCTGAAGCTGGCCAGATCTTGGACAATGTTACTGGTGAGCTGTTTGATGGCGAGAAGGGAATAACTGTTGTTCCTGTTAGCTATCGCAAGACTTACCTTGAGTGGACTGATGACCGTAAGTTGGTCAAAGACCATGGGCTCCAGCCTGCCAACTTGAGCATGTGCGTACAAGACGACCGAGGCAAACTAAGGACACCAGACGGAAACCAGTTATCTATAACGGCTGAATATTTTATTTATGTTGTTGCGGAAGACGGAAGCTTTTCCCCTGCCATCCTGTCAATGAGTTCATCAGGCATTAAAAAGTCTAAGCGTTGGAACTCTATGATCAATCGTTTGCAGGTTCCTCATCCCTCAGGGCAAGGCAAAAATACTATTAACCCTGCGATGTTCTGGACAGCTTATAACCTGACCACAACCCCAGAACAAAATGATATGGGCTCATGGTTCAACTGGGAAGTTGATATGAAGTTTGATGCGCAGTCGGGTGGCATCATTCAGAACCTAGATCAAGGCCAGAACATTTACCTCGAGGCACGTGAGTTCCGCAAGAACATTCAAAGCGGAGAAGTGAAAGTCCAGCCTGATGTTTCATCTTCGGATGAAATTCCTTTCTAATAATGATGTAATGTAGCCATCCTATGTTACATTGTTTAGGAGAGCAGCTTGTGTCTGGTACCTCGGCACATGAGCTGCTCTCCGACTAATCAGAAAGGAAGAGGCATGGAAGTGAAAAGATTTATGAAACTGTTCAGAGGCTTCGAGCTCGCCCACGGACAGTATCGAGTAAACAAAAAAGAAGCCGATGGGAAAATGTCTGGCCGAGCAATAACTGTTAGTGAGCCAGCAACAGAACATAATTTTGAAGAACACTTAAATGGTGGCGAATATATTTTAGGTGTCATTCCTTTATTACAGGACAACAGCTGTCACTTTGGTGTTATTGATATTGATATTCGTGGCGAGGTAAAATTAAATGAAAGTCTTGAAAGTCTTGAAAAGAAGATACGTGACACTCCTTTGGTGCTATGCCGTTCTAAGTCTGGTGGGGCTCATCTGTATCTTTTTTGCAGCCCTGCCATTCCTGCTATTGATATGGTCGCAAAGCTAAATGAGTTCGCAGCACTACTAGGCTATGGGGGATCTGAAGTTTTCCCCAAGCAAATATCTAGAGCGAATGAAAGAGACAGAGGCAACTGGATCAACTTGTGTTATTGGGATGGCGACAAGACTGAGCGTCATGCAATCCATAAAGGCAAGAAGCTAAATTTAGAACAATTCGTTGACCTTGCTGAAAAGAAACTTACAACATTTGAAAAGCTAGAAAATTTCAAGCCTGACCTAGTAGACCACTTCAGTGATGGCCCACCGTGCTTACAACACATCATGACCATGGGCTTCCCAGAAGGTGGAAGAAACATTTCTCTGTTCAATGTTGGTGTTTATTTCAGGAAGCGAAATCCTGACGACTGGCAAGAAGACTTAATGAAGTTCAACTATGAACATCTCCCTGAACCTTTGCCTATGGGTGAGGTCAATGGGCTAGTTAAGTCAGTCAGCAAAAAAGAATATGCCTACACCTGCAAACAAAGTCCAATATGCAACTATTGCGAAAAGTCTAAATGCATGAAGCGAGACTATGGCGTTGGAAGAGTTGGTGGTGGCCTTTCGATTGAGGTTGATGCGATAACCAAATACGAAACTGAGAATAGGCAGTCAGTGCGTTGGTATATTGAGATGCAAGGTGAGCGGATAGAAGTCACCACACCTCAGCTGCTTGACCAGAGACAGCTGCAAAAGATTTGCGTTGAAAAGTTAAACAAGTGCCCAAGCACAATGCCATCCCAAGCATGGGAACAAAGAATAAACCAACTGCTGGAAAATGTAGAAGTGATTGTAGACCCAGACGATGCTTCTCCCCAAGGCCAATTTGAGAAGATGTTGGACAGCTTCTTAACAGGAAAAGTCCAAGCTCGTCAGAAGGACGAGATAATGAATGGCAAGCCATGGCACGACTCAGACGAGGGCAAGGTTTACTTCAGGTCAGAAGACCTATTCATTTATTTAGAGGCTCGGAGGTTCCGATAC